ACTTTAGATTTTGCTGAAGGCGTCGACAATAACTGTCATCAATATGGCGAAGCTAAGTTAAATGGTCACGATATATTAAAAAGAGTTTATGATCTTGATGGTAAATGCCCAACATTAAATACTTGTGGCGGTGGAAACAGAGAGCCAAAGGTAGCTTGCGGTGCGTTTCGTGGGAGAATGGATAGCACTGGTAATGTTGGTGTTGGAACGACATACAATCAACTACTAGAAGTTCGTCCTGACGACAAAACAAATACACTTACGACAGTACAAAAAGACAACGTGGTTGTTTATCCAGACAAAAACAAATGGAGAAAGCTAACAGTCAAGGAGGCGTGTCGCTTGCAGACATTGCCAGACGACTATTGCAAAGCTGTGTCCAACTCCCAGGCATATAAAATTCTGGGCAATGGTTGGACAAACGAAATAATTAAATCAATCTTAGGAGGATTGCATGACAGAGACTGATGCAGAAAGAAACAGAAGAGAACATCCTGAGATTGCCAAGTTAGTAGACGACGTAAGAAAGTATTTTCCTGATGCTAAAGTTGTTAGCATTACTCAATCTCCAACCAATCCCAAATCAAACGTAAAGGACGATTAAGTTTGTCCGCAATCATTATAGGATCGTGACCAGTCAATGCCAAATTCTTTGCTATCTGCTTCGTTGAGAGGCTACTCACAATACACTTGTCGTCAGTCTTGTTGTGCGAACCGTATCCAATCCACTGTACTCGGTCGTGGATGTCAGTCCACTCACGCACCTTCCCGTAACGTACTTCCGTCACCATATACAGACGATACTCCGAAGGTAGTTTACTCTCCAATAGCGGCCAGACTGGGTTATCATAATTTCCGTCGAAGATAGCAGCATTGTTTTTTGCAGTGTCAGCGTCGTTAAACACTTGCGTAATTCGTATTTGCGTTTCCAAAACTGTTAGCTGATTAGTAGACCCAGCTTCTCTGCCCATACCATTATCACTTGGCTTGTTGGAATGATGAACCAGTATCACAGCAAGACCTGAGTTCCTGAGTTTGACAGCAAGCTGGTTTACTTTCGACCACTCGTCTGCTGAGTTCTCCGCCATCCCAGGATATGCAGACCTTATAGTATCTATGACGACGACATCAGGTGCAGAAAATTTAATCCACTCTTGCAGTTCAGATAAACTTTCTTTGTTGTGCAGATTAATTTCTTCTTTGTCCACGAATGGTGTCCATATGTTTAGTCTGTCTTGTGTATCGCCATGCACTTGTTTCATCTCTATCAATCTCTTGGCAATGGTTGACATCCCCATCTCAAAATCCAAATATAAAACTCTGGCTGGTCTGCCTATCTCGAAACATCCAAAGTATTTTCTGCCAGCACATAATGCTGACATGGCATGTTGCACAAACATAGACTTACCATGCCCACTATATCCAAAGACTTGGACGATGGTGTTAGGTGGTAGCCAAGGCTCTATAAGATATGACTTTGCTTTACTTTCTTTAAGTAATTGCTCTGCATCTTTCATCTGAATTAACTTTCTTGTTTTAGTTTTCTCCTCACGATGGTGTATGAGCATACCTTTCTCATCAAAACGATCAGGATGATTGCGTTTCTCTGATGCTTCCATACTTAATACTGTGGCTTCAAACTCTCTTTCATTAAGATTGCTTTCAAAAAACTCTTTCATAAAAGCGTAGCCTCGAACCCTAAGTTCAGCACCGAAGAAACCTTCCTTGATGCACTCAGATATAAAACGCATCACTCTTTCATTGCGTCCGTTACCCATGTCGCATGGTATCTTTAATGATGTGGGGAAATTATCACGGACAAACTTGGCTGTTCTGTCCCACTCGCTTAGTAATTCATCTGGATGTATAGGACTGACAGACGACAAATCCAATTCACTAAATGAGAAACTCCCTGGAGCAGGTCGTTCTTTTAAAGTTGGACGCCAGTCTTTCCATACGGGCATCTCATCCCAGTCAAATACAGTTTGTTCATAGTCCCACTTATAATTTTTTGACGGTGGAAGTAGGGCGTAGCTACCATCACCACGAAAATCTAATCCGTTTATCTTCGGCCAATCTGCACCACGACTATTAACTCCAGCTCGTGGGCCTCTTCTCACTCCGTCTTTCGGATGTTCAAAGTACAGATGCGTACCACGTTTAGTCTTTACTTTAATTACACTTCTCATTTGTGCATCGTATGCAGCATGTTCAGCTTCTTGATTGTCGCAGTCGACGACGACAACACCTGATATTGAGCCAGTAATTATGGCAATATCGTACTCTGGATACTTAGTCCACCAGTCCGTAACTTCATCTTCAGTTGGCAAACGAGACTGAAAGTCCAGCCACTTGATGGCTGGACGTTTAGCTTCGGGTTTGATTGGGATGATTGACCATCCACGATCTAAGTATTCAAGTGCCGACTCTAACTTTGTCATTGATTTCATCTATGTTCTCCTCGAAGTATTTGTCTAAATCTATGTCAGGGTTCTGAGTTTTAATGATTTCAAGGACAGTTGAGCTAACATACTGACGGTCTATCCAACCGTATGGTGCAGTCCGTGGAACACCAGCAATCTTTGCTGTAGCACTAGCTCCACCAAGGTCTGCAACCAGTTTAGATATATTTAACTTAACCAATTTTCTACCTCCTTGAGTTTTTTTACTTGCATGTCTGTATTGAATACTATACACCTATGGGTGTGTCAAGTACGTCAAACGATAAAGTTGGCGTCTTTAAATATGAGGAGAAAATATGAAAGAAGCTGATACATGGGAGAGCTTTGATGCTACCGATGAGGTGCAGACGGCTCTACGTTCAGGCATCCCACCTGAAAGACTAACACCACTAGCTCAAGAGTACAGAGAGCTTGAGAGTTTTGTCACTATTAAAATGGAAAGACTTAAAGAACTATCCGAACAGATGGCTCAACTATTCCCAGAAAAAGAAGGCGACCTTTCGCAGAATGTTGGTGGTCTGAGGGTCACGGTTTCACGAAGTGAGAGATGGAGTTGGGATAAGGTCTTGCTTGAAAAAGAATTTAATGAGCAAGAACTTCCTGAGTACGTCACTCGTTCACTGACAGTAGACAAACGTAAGTTTCAAAAACTGCCAAAAGAAACTCAAGACTTAATCAAATTTGCACTGACAAGAAAGTTAGATAAGGCAAAGGTAAAGGTGGTGGATAATGTTTAAGCCAATGAAAACATCTGATATACAACAAGGTGGTGCAACTAAAGTATTGTTGTACGCACATCATGGTTTCGGCAAGACCTATCAGTGTAGGTTTTACGAAAAGAGATATGGTAAAGGCTTTATTATAAGTGGTGAAGCTGGGTTAAAGTCTGTCGAAGACGTGGACATTGACTACTTACCATTCACATCTTGGGATGGAAAGCACGAACCAGAAGAGGGCGTGTATTCATTCCGAGGCATCTGTCGCATGATCTCAACCAAAGATTTCCAAGAAGCTGGTTACAAGTGGATAGCTATAGACAGTCTTACTGAACTTGCTCAAAGACTTATGGAGCAACTTGAGAAAGAAAACGAGGCTAAGAATGTATCCAATGGTTTCCAAATATGGGCGGACTATGGTCGTCTTATGTTAGGTAGTCTTAAGTGGATAAGAGACTTACCTATACATGTTCTCATCACTGCCTTGGCAAAGGAAGAGAAAGATGCCAACGACGTAACAAACTATTGGCCTCATATCAACGGTCAGTCTGTTGCGAAGTTAGTACCAGCTATGTTTGACCACGTCTTTTGTGGTGTTCGTACGACTACAAAGAACGACAAAGGCATGCCAAAAGTTGAAAGATTTATTGTGACTGATGAGGTCAACGGATGGCATGGAAAAACTAGAGACCCTCAACAAAGGTTAAAGCCTTTCGAGAGATGCTCAGACATCACAGACTTACTTAACAGAATGTCTTTACCGTCTGACGAATTTGAAAAATTTACTAATAAAATAAAAGAAGGAGAAGCGAAATGAGTGCATGGAAAGGGTTTGATAGCCTAGACTTATCATCAGTAGAAGAAGCAAAGCCAAGCAGATTACAGAATGGATCACACAAAGTTAAGTGTATCGAGGCTGTTATTAAGGACACAGCTACTGGCGGTAAGATGTTGTCTTGTC